TAGCACAAGAAGCCATTGCCAAAGCCACAGGAGAAACGAAATGAGCACGCCCGAATCCCTGCGCGACCTGTTCGCCGCCTTAGCTATTCCACACTACCTGGCCAACACCACAGATCGTGAAGCGGTGAATGCGGGAATGGAGATCGAGGAGATGGTGGCGGTTCAGTGCTACATGTTGGCCGATGCAATGATGGCCGAAAGGGGGAACAAGTGAACGAAGCCGATCTGTTCAAACTGTCCGAGGCTTGGTTGCAAGCCAAGGAAGCCGAGCGCATGGCAGTAGAAGCCCGCCGCGCGGTGGAGGATGAACTAGTCAAAGCTTTTGCGATTGGCGAGCAAATGGAGGGCACCTTTAACGCCAAGACATTGACCGGGCACCAGATCAAGATTACCGGGCGGCTGACTCGCAAAGTTGATGCCGAAAAGGTGCAGGAACTCGCCGCAGAACATGGGCTTACCGAACACCTGTCGAGCCTGTTTCGGTGGAAGCCTGAAATCAACCTCACGGCGTGGAAGGCCACTGCGCCAGAGATTACGGTGTTATTGGCCGATGCAGTTACCGTCACGGCCTCGCGGCCTTCATTTCAAATCACATTGGAGAAATAACATGGCATTCCTCGAACACGCAATTAGCCTAGACGACCTGCCTGAATCTACTGGAGATGGCGAATTCAAGCCGCTGCCTGAAGGATGGTATTCGGCGACGATCACCAAGACCGATGTTAGGAATTACAACGAAAACGCCGGTCAATATATGTCGGTTCGGTTTGACATTACCGGGCCAACGCACCAAGGGCGCGTGGTGTTTTCAAATATAACGATCAAACACAACGACTCCGAAAGAGAAAACAAGGGTCGAAGCCATCTAGGCAATTTGATGCGCGCTTGTGGTCTTAATCGTGTGACTGATACCGATCAATTTGTTGGCGGCAATCTGTCTATCAAGCTGGGTGTTACCGAGGCCCGGACGGACAAAGTTACTGGCAAGACGTATGAAGCCGGAAACAGCGTCAAAGCGTTTAAATCATCCGGCGATGCGATGCCAAGTGCCAGCACTATCCCATCGTTTTCAAAGCCTGCCGCTGCTGCACCGAAGACCGATGGTGCTGCGCCTCCTTGGGCTAAGAAGTAACTGGTAAAAAAAATGCCCCGACCGAAAGGCGGGGCAAAGCCACAAGTTATCACAGACATCGGAGACTACATTGTCACAATACACTATTGAGCAATTGATCGACAAGGCCCACGAAGAACGCCAAGAACCGCCTCGCTCGCACCTTGGCGCATCATTGTTGGGCCATCCTTGCGACCGTTGGCTCTGGCTGTCGTTTCGCTGGGCGGTGCAGGAAAAGTTTCCGGGTCGAATCCTGCGTTTGTTTCGGCGTGGGAATCTTGAGGAGCAAACGCTAATCAGCGACCTTCGCGCCATTGGCATCGACATTCAGCGCACTGGGAAAGCTCAAAGCCGAGTTGATTTCGGATGCCATGTTTCTGGCTCAGTCGATGGCATCGCTGAGTGCGGCGTGCCGTTTGGAGACGGCAAGCGTTATGTCGTGGAATTCAAGACGCACAGCAAGAAGTCGTTTGATGAGCTAGAAGATAAAGGCGTGGAAAAAGCCAAGCCCATGCATTACGCACAGATGCAGGTTTATATGTTGGGCACTCAGATCGACCGCGCCTTGTACGTCGCAATCTGTAAGGACGACGACCGAATCTGGACTGAGCAGATTAGCTTTAATTCAACCGTCGCCAATTGGCTGGTTGAACGAGGCAAACGAATTGCCTTGTCTGACCGCATGCCCGAGCCGTTAAGCACTGACCCAAGCTGGTATCAGTGCAAGTTTTGCCCGGCACATGAGTTTTGCTTTAAAACAAAAACTACAAAGGAAGTGAATTGCCGCACCTGCGCGCACTCTACGGCCACGCCAGAAAGCACATTCACGTGTGCAAGGTATAGCGATGCCGAAGTGCCTGTAGATATTCAGCGCACCGGCTGCGAAGGCCATGTGCTGCATCCTCACCTAGTGCCGTGGCAGATCAAAGAAGGCCCGGACGCCATGACTGCCGTTTATGTGATTGACGGCAAGGATGTGGCAAACGGTGAGCCGAATGAAACGACATTTACCAGCAAGGAAATTCTGGCGAATCCATCAATGTGCGCGAATCCGGATAAGTTTGTGCAGGAAATGCGGGAGATTGGGGGGAGGGTGATAGGTTGATGTTATGATTAACCATTATTTAACGTGAGTAAATCATGGCAAAGAAACACGAATTTCACTCAGAATTTTCAAAGTTGCCAGCCACAGGGCAACGCGCAAGAGAGCTTGGAGAAACTTTATATTTCACAGGTAAAAGATGCACCAAAGGCCACTTATCTCCACGATACGCATCGTCTGGGAATTGCTCTGAATGTATTGCAAAAGCACGCGGGAAAGCTGCTATCAATTCAAGTGGAAAATCAAGCAAACGATCTGCTGCAAATCATTCAGCAGCATTGATTGCTTTGGCAAATGGATATTTGGAATATCTGTCTGATACAGCATGTCCACATGGGCATTATCGAAGATATGTAACAACAAATAATTGTATTGATTGTGATGTTTGTTTGCGCTCTAAAAGATCAGAAAAAGCTCGTTGGGCGAGAATCAAAAAAGAGTACGGCTTGACAGAGTTTGACGTTGACCAAATGCTTGAAAAACAAAAATTCCAATGCCCGATATGCGAAACGAACATTCAGGTGGGCTACCACATAGACCATTGTCACACGACGAACAAAGTTCGAGGCTTACTGTGCCAGAAATGCAATCAAGCAATTGGCCTTTTTAAAGAAAAAGAAGAGATTTTTTATAGAGCTGCAAAATACATAGAGGCTCATCGTGAATCTTAGAGATTATCAATCAAAGGCAATTCAACAGTTATATGGATGGATGAAAAACAATGACGGAAATGTTTGCATGGTACTTCCAACAGGTGCTGGAAAATCAGTAATCATTGCAGAAATCATGCGAAACGCTTTGCAAAATTGGCCTGAAACAAAAACATTGATGCTTTGCCATCAAAAAGAACTTTTAGAGCAAAACGCCGAGAAAATGCGCCAGCACTGGCCGGGTGCGCCTATGGGTATTTACTCTGCCAGCATTGGGCGTAAACAGCTTGGCGAGCCGATCACCTTTGCCGGTATCCAGTCGATCCGCACCAAAGCGCAGGAAGTCGGGCATATAGACCTGGTGCTGATTGACGAATGCCACTTGGTGAGTCACAACGACGAAGGCGGATACCGTGCTTTTATGGCCGAGCTGCAAGCCATCAATCCGGCGTTGCGCGTGATAGGTTTGACGGCCACGCCTTACCGCCTCGGGCATGGCCTTATCACTGACGCACCGGCAATCTTTGCCGATCTTATCGAGCCGGTTAGCATCGAGGAATTGGTGTTTCGTGGCTACCTGTCCAAGCTGCGAAGCAAGGTAACAGGGGCGCGGCTTGATGTGTCCAAGGTCAAAAAGCGCGGCGGTGAATATATTGAGGCCGATCTACAGCGAGCCGTTGATACTGACGATCAGAATCATGCCGTGGTGCGTGAGGTGATCGCCAGGGCAGAAGATCGCAAGGCATGGCTGTTTTTTTGTACTGGTGTTCAACATGCGCAACATGTTTCTTATGTTTTGCAAAAACATGGCATTTTTGCAGCTTGTGTGACTGGTGATACGCCAAAAGCTGAACGTGCCGCAATTCTTGCGGACTTTAAGTCTGGCAAACTTCGTGCGCTGACGAATGCCAATGTTTTAACGACTGGCTTTGATTATCCCGACATTGACCTGATCGCCATGCTAAGGCCCACCATGTCCCCGAGTCTTTACGTGCAGATGGCCGGACGAGGGATGAGGCCAAAGAGTCACACCGATCATTGCCTAGTGCTCGATTTCGCTGGCGTGGTGGAGACTCACGGCCCCATCACCGCAGTGCAGCCCCCGAAGAAAGCGGGATCGGGCGAAGGCGAGGCACCAGTCAAGGTGTGCGATACATGCAACGAGCTTTGCCCGATCTCCGCCCGTCAGTGTCCGGCGTGTGGAGCTGAGTTTCCGGCACCAGAGCCTAAGCGATTCGAGCTACACACTGATGACATTATGGGCATCGAGGCTCAAGAGCTTGAGGTTACCGAATGGAACTGGCGAAAGCATGTTAGCAAGGCATCCGGCAAGGAAATGCTCGCCGTTACGTATTACGGCGCGCTGAGCGATAAGCCGATCACCGAATATCTTCCCATCAACCATGAAGGCTACGCAGGCCAGAGGGCACTAGAAAATCTGATTATAGCAAAGCGGCACAGC